ATGAAGATATGGCATATTTGAAGGAAAAATAACCATACTTCCAGCACTAGGCTTTATAGTTACTCTTTGATTTTTAAAATATAACTCTCCACCCTCATAGTCATCATTTAGATATACTACAATTGACAATGTTGGAGATATTTGATCTTTTCCATTGTCATTATTGTCATAAGAATCTACATGAGGGCCCATACCTTTTCCCATATAATACTTACTTATAGACAAAGGTGTTAAGTATCCAAGTTCAATTTTATGCTCTTCTGCATACCTAGTTGAATATTCATTAATAACGTCTTTAATTTCTTTATTTATAAATAATAATAAATTATCAGTTTCATTATCCATATTACCAAGTACCCATTTTTGTTCTCCAAATACATACTCGTCATTACTTGCTGACCATTTTTTCCATTTTGTTATACTTGTATGCTCATCAAGATAACTATCGGTACTTTCTATTACATCAATTAATTTAGATGGATTGCTTATTACGTTTTTATAGTAATGAATTTTGTCATATTTATATACTTCTACATCAATATTAGACATTTTGTTTCAACCCCAAATAACTTATTATTTCTGGTTTAAACCAAGACTGCAAAACCATATATTTTGTACCCATCAATATTTTTTTAGACTCATGATAATATGGAGGAGTTGCTGGAAATATAACTAAACTTCCAGCCTCTGGCTTAATATCTATATTTTGATTTTTAAAGCATAGGCTTCCCCCATCGTAGTTATCATTAAGATACATAACTGTAGTTAATATTGGTGAATTATCGTCTCCAAATGAATCAACATGAGAAGAAAGTTCTGCATTTGTAAAATATTTATTAATAGTTAAAGGTCTTTGTCTTGTGTTTAGTCCATACATAAAATCTTTTGATACTTGAATATCATGTGTTTTACTATAGTGATCCATTGTTGATATAAGCCCATCTGATATTGTTTTATTTATAGAAATCAACAAACTATTTGTTTCATTCTTTATTAAATCAGAGACTGGTTTTATTTTTCCATAGTTGTCTTCTGGTCTTCTCCACCATTTCCATTTTTCTATACTTGTTGACTTATTTAAAAACATATCTGTATCTTCTATTAGATCTATCAAGATACTTGGATTTTCAATAACTCCCTTATAGTAATGAATTTTATCATATTGAATTATTTCAAAATTATGCATTTTTATTACCTTTATCCCATTCAGCCTTTTGTTTTTCTTGTTGCTTTCTTACCTCTTCCTCTTCTTTTTTCCATCTATCAATAGTTTCTTGATCATACTCTGCATCTGCATAATCCCAAAATGAAACCATTGTGTATCTAGTTCCTTCTAATATTTCTTTTACCCCATGAATATTTTCATGACCTCCAGGAAACATTATGTATGAGAAAACTGGTGGTTTAAATTCAATGCTATGATCTGGAAAGTATAATTCTCCGCCTTTATAGTTATCATTTAAATATAAAATTCCTACATATTTATTAATTTCAAAAGCATTTGGGACTCCATCGTGATTTGAGTTGTCCGAGTGTGGTGCAGCAAATCCCCCAACATCCCATTTCTGAGCATGAGAAGTGTTTGGTCTTAATTCTCTATCAAACATAAGTTCTACTGCTTGTTTAAATCTATCCCTTATATTTTTAAAATATTCTGGCTCTAAATTAAATTGAAGTAGTCTAGAATCACTGTCTGCAAATCCCATTCCCTTAGAACCATAAAAGGCAACGTCTCCCCAAATACTAGCCATAGACTCAAAGTAATCAATCATGTCTTTTGCTTGATTAGGATTTACAAAATTATCAATTCTTGCAATGTCTTCTTTATAATACACTAAATCATTCTTCGTATACATTATTTACCTCTATGTTCTAATATTGTCCAAAAGAATGGAATAACATATCTTATTCCACTTTTTATTTCTTTTACCCCATGTAAATAGTTTTTATCACCTGGAAAAAAATATGCAGCCCCTGCTTTAGGTTTAAACTCAATATCATGTTGAGGGAAATAAAGTTCTCCACCTTCATAATCATCGTTTAAATAAAATAAACCTGCAATGTCATAATATGGAAAATCATTTGGAAGTCCTTCATTATCACCCTCATGAAGTTCTTTGTCAGCATGTGGCAACTGATACTGGCCAGGCAGCCATCTAACTATTGCTGGATTTGTTGGAAGAGCATCAACATTATAAAACTCATCTACTTCTTTTTTAAGTCTTTTTACAATTCTATCTATACTATTAACAATTGTTAGATTTTGAGATATTATAGTATCTCTTGTTGCTACTCTATCTTTCCAATACTCTGATTCATAAATAATAGTTCCATCTTCATTATAATGAGTCTCTGTTACATCCCAAACCTTTATTGAACTAGCAAATGTATATAAACCATTTAACTCGGTAGGTTTCATAAAATTTTCTCTAGACTGAATCATGTCAGGAGAATTTCCAAAAAATCCAGAAGGGGTTATAGAAAACCTATCGTTTACAAAATTATTAGCATACTTCATATAGATATCCTATCATATTTACTCATAAGATCTTTTTTCCCATACTTCATTTTTATATACCCCACCATCTTTAACTCTATATTTTTTACTATTTTTATAATTTTTCATATTAAGGTTCTTAGGTTCTTCTATCACAATTTCAGATTCCCAGTTTTCTCTTTTAAATGGAAATAGTTGAGCATACGGTGTTCCAGCAGGAATGGTTCCAGTAAAACCTTGTATTACAAAAAATGGAAGGGATCCAGATAAATTAATTTTATCATTATCTATTATGCCAACGGTATTAATAAAAGGTAAATCAAATCTATTCATAGGAGTCAAATATAAAGCACTATATCCTTCTGGAAGAATAATTCCCCAATCAATAAACCATGCAAAATGATCTAAATAACAATTGTCTGGTTGATAAAATTGTTCCATAGGCGGCCTTGGTGTACAAAAATCTTGATAGTTTGGATCATCAATCCTACAAGATATTTTTTGATTTTCATCTAAATAAAAATGTACATCACAAGGTGTTTTTAATAAATATCCACTAATCATGGTATCAAACACAGCAGGACATGCTTTCCAGGTAGGCATCTTGCCACCGTCTTGTCCAATAACAAATTCTTCAGTATGTGGATTTTTTACAAATCTATCTGCTTTCTTATACCAATCTGGCATAACCTTATTTGCAGCAACTGGAGTAGAAATACTCTCTTTAGTTAACCAACTTCTATTACTAATAAATTTTATATTTTTTTTATCCATCAATATTCCTATTGTCTTTTATTTTTAACTTTAAAGACTTTACTTCATGATTTCCAATAGATTTACCATCATAATCTATAGCATCCCTATACCAATCTGTCCAATTTCCACCTTTAATTATTTCTGCACTTACTTCATTTCTTTTATTATGGTAGTCAAAATATGATTGAGGTAATTCATAATTGTTTAATTCTAATTCAACATTAGACATATCTGTTAAAGATATAGGTAATAATGTTACAATTGGGTCCCCTGCTTTTATTGTTATCTCTTCATTTGCTTTAGTTATCTTTATAGCAACTGGAAAAAATGAATCATAAAAAGAAGTAGATATTATACTAGTAAAGGCTTGATACGAATTGCTAAAATAATTGGGTACAGGCATGTGCAACATACTTATATTTTTTTCTGTTTTAAAAATAATTCCAGAATTAAAACTTAGTGAGGCATTTGCTCTTTCTGCATAACACCATCTGTTTCCATTTAAAATCTTAACATGATCAGCAGATGAATTATCCACACCATCCCATATAAATGTTATATCTTCGGGTGCAGATAACTCGTATCCAATAGAGTTAGCAAGACTTATTGGAAAACAATGATACGCATGTGCATCGTATGTATTATCCATCCAATTTCTTTTAACTCTTGTTTGTTTAATGCTTAACGCATCTTTAGTTAGATATGCATTAATTACTGACATTAATTTCCAGTTTCTGAATAAAACTGTGGAAGGTGAAATTTTTCACTATAATCAAGCATTGTCACTATAGAATATTTTAATCCAGAAGTTACCTTTTCTGCAATATGTGGATACATATAATTTGATGGAAATACATATACGTCTCCAGCCCTAGGCTTTACTTTCAACCCCTGAAGTCTAAAGGAAAGTTCTCCACCTTCATAAGTATCGTTTGGATATGCAACTAAAGAAACTGTGCAGTTATATGAAAACCCATGATCATGATGCTCCATAAAATGTTGGCCTTCACCATATCTAATAAAGTTAAATGACTCCCAATATCTTAATTCACCAATTTTAAAAATTGATCTATAGTGCTCTACTACTGGGAATTGTCTATCAAAACAATCTTGCCACAAACTTGCTAATTCTTCATATGCCTTACTTCCATCATTATAAAGATCAGATTTTTTATATTTAAAATCTACGCAATCTCTATAATCTTTCATTACTTGACTATATCCCACCATGGCTTGTTGCCAATTATATGGGTTATTATCTTTCATAACATTTTCAATTCTATTAATAATATCTAAAGATTCTGGTAAAACATCTCTATAAACATATATACCAGACCCTAAATCTTCAAAACTAGACCATGTTTGACCTAAGTTTTGAGATACTAAATCAGCAGCCTTCATAATAACCTTTCGACATAAATATTATACAGGAAACTTAAGAAAAAAACAACTATTTATTATGAACTAGCATATTTCCAGCAATAAACAAGTCTGTATCTTCTACGGATATTGCATATACGGTCCTAGGTCCGCCTTCATCTATTGTTATATTAGTTATTTCAGTTTCTTCAAAAGAATCAGACATTGGGTTATATTTTATAATATAATCACCTATCGCAGTTTGGTTTGTTTCTAAATACTGCCAGTTTTCACCACTAGGCTTTAATAACATTAATTGATTAAATGACATCCTAGTTCCTGAGTCATTATTAAAATACAAAGTTTGTTTTACACTAGGAACTGCACTTACAACAGTTGTTTTTATTCTAGACATATTTGTTAACATTTCTGCTTCCCACTCTTCTGGGCTTTGTACACTTTCATCTGTATACTCAGTATATGTTGGTGCCCAAATTATGTCACCAACTAAAAGATCTTCTGCTTTTTTGGTTATAATTGTGTCATTTTCTCCAACTACCGATATTAAAGTTTGTGAGTCTATACACCCCATAAATCTTGGAGGTATCCATGGGAACCAAGGTCCAAAACTTGGTGGGAAGAACGGTGGGAAGAATGGTGGAAAGAACGGTGGGAAGAATGGTGGTGCTACTGGAGTAGCAGAATTACTTGCTGCAGAAGGTGTTGATGTTGAAACTCCATTTCCTAATGTAACTGTAAATGTATAAGCAGTTCCATTAGATAATCCACTAACAGTGATTGGAGATGTTGAACTTGTTCCAGTAATTCCACTAGGGCTTGATGTTGCTGTATAAGTTGTTCCTACTGGTTTTCCTAGATAGGTTGGTGCAGTAAAAGATACGGTACACTGTGCATTTCCAGCATTTGCTACACCTATTGTAGGAGTTCCTGGCTGTATTCCACCAGCACCTAATCCAAGAATTAAAGGCATTTATTAAGCCGCCAAATCCCCAAGAACAACCCATGTGTCTGTTGCTCTTTTTACTAGAGTAGCAGCAGACCATTGTGCTCTTAGTTTTAATCCAGGAGTGCCATTAACGGTAACTCCAGCACCTGCAACAATTGTTGTTTGTCCAGAACCAGTTTGTAAAATTGTAACTTGAGAACCTATAGGCCAAGCAACTGTTGAGTTTGCTGGAACTGTTAAATTATTTCCTGATGCAACATTCATTTCTACGACTTTACCAACATCTGTTAGTGCTAATTCATAAGAGGCTGATCGAGCATTTGCTGGGATTCTAATATCAGATACTCCTGTTCCTGTAATGTTAATAGCAGAAATATTTCCAACTGCTTCAAGAGATCCAATTTTTAATGAATCATATGTTGCTCCAGTAAAGTCTACTTGAGTTGATGGAGAAGCACTTATGTTAGAGAATAATTTCCAAACTGAATCAGTATCATCTCTAACAAATCCTGTATATCTAGTGCTTGCACTTTCTACATATTTTCCAGAAAGACCAATATCTACTAGATTTGCATTATTATTTGATGCCAATAAAATTATTGGATCAGTCACTGAAACAGATTGAGTGTTAACAAAAGTTGTTGATCCAGATACATTTAAATTTCCAGTAACAGATAAATTACTTCCAACAGTTAAATTTGTTGTAATTGCAACACTATCTGGAAGTCCAATTGTAATTGATCCTGTTGAAGCAGAAACATTTACTTCATTTGCAGTTCCTGTAATTGTATGAACATAATTTTCTATTTCTACTAATTCTAATCTATTGTTAATGTCAGCAAGGTGTGCGTGAACACTATCTGCTGCTGGTGGCTCTGTGCCATCATAATCATCAATTCCATAATGATAAAGTTTAAAAGCCTCAACGATATTTGCTTGATCGTTTAATGAGGGAATCTTTGTATCGAATTCGGTGGCATTATACCCCGATGCATCGCTTACTAATTGACCTGCCATTTAGTTCACCTACTTTAAATTATAACACAATACTAAGAGAGATATTGAAGTCAATATTCCCAGTTAGATCAGTTGTGCTACCTGCTATTTGTTTAGCCTTTACTACAAAAAATAACTGTCTACTTCCTGATGTAATTATACCTTTATTTGATATGGAATATGCGATAGCCTCAGAATGTTCGGGGGTAAGTTGAATAGATATATTATCTGATAATAATGTTATAGGGGCATCTTGATAAAAATCACTAATAGGAATAGATACACTTGCACTACCCCCAGAAAATGTTAATTCTTCTATTGTTGTATATAATATTGGTTGAAATTTTAATATAGATTGCCATTCATTACCGCCTGGAACTGTGTTGTATTGATAAACAACACCATAGTCACCACCAGCATCAGTTCTAACATATAGGTCACTTATTTGTGGGGCTTCGTTTACGAAGGCTCCTGCGTTGCTATTTGGGTCTCCAGAGCCAGAATAAATTAAACTGCCACGATCACCTTCGGGACCTATATCTAGGCCTATTTCGATGCTTTCTGGCGGTCCAAATACTGTAATAGAGTCAGTCTGTAGCACAGAGTTTATAGCCACTTATACTGCCCTTCCTGTTACATCCTGAACCACTGTAATTGCACCAGTTAGAAGTGTGTATTTTGTTGAAGCAGATGTGTTATTAATTTGAACATCATAAACATAATTGTTTGCAGACATTAAATCTCCAAGTGCTGGAGTAATCTTGCATGTAAGACTTGTTGAACCAGTAACTACTGTTCCTGTTCCTATCAGAGTTCCTGATGAACCACGGGCGGTAGCAACTGTAAATAAATTTGAATTATAAGATGTTAAATCAAATGCTGTACCATTTGCATTTTTGGGGTATACAACAAATTCATAACTATCACCTCGATAGTAATTAAAATTATACGTTGCTGGAAATGCCATTTATTTCTCCTATTATTCGGAAACTATTGCTTCCCATTCACCTTTGTTATCATTCCAGATGTGAGGTGTGTCACCTTCTGGATATGCTACTGGGGCTTCCCAGTTGCAGGTATCTTCATTTAATACCCATTTGCTATAAGGTTTTGGGGGTATAAAAGCATCTCTTCCTTCATCAAATGTATATCCAATACCAGCATAGTTTTTTCTGATATTGCCATTATATGAAGTTTGTTTCCATATACCGCCTAAAAGGGTGTTACAGAATGCAGCACCAACTGCTTCTGATTCATTTCCTTCTGCGTCTTTACAATCATTATTGTCGACAACAATTAC